TATAACCCACAAGAAGCTTTAAACATGTTCTTCCAAACTGGTAGTATTATAGGTAGATCTATGACTTCCGAAGGAGATATGAATCCTGGTAAAGTACCAATACAAGAAATAACAACTAACTCTGGTGGTGGTAAATTACAAGCTCTTGTAGGTAACTATAACTACTACTTACAAATGATTAGAGATACTACTGGGTTAAACGAAGCTAGAGACGCTTCTAAACCAGATGAAAGAGCTTTAGTTGGTGTTCAAAAACTAGCAGCAGCAAATAGTAACACAGCTACTAGACATATATTGCAAAGTGGTTTGTTTTTAACTGAGCAAGTATGTGAATCATTATCTCTTAGAATATCTGACATTATAGAATATTCCCCTACAAAGTCTGCGTTTATACAACAAATAGGTTCACACAACGTCGCTACGTTAAGCGAAATATCAGATTTGTACTTGTATGACTTTGGTATATTTTTAGAGCTCATGCCAGACGAAGATGAAAAAGCTATACTAGAAACAAACATCAACGCGGCGCTAGGCCAACAAACTATAGACTTAGAAGACGCTATTGATCTTAGAGATATTAAAAATGTAAAACTAGCTAATCAACTAATAAAGATTAGAAGAAAAAAGAAAATGAGAAGAGACCAGCAAATGAAACAAGAAAATATGCAGGCTCAAGCTCAAGCGAATATACAACAACAAGAAGCGTCTGCTAAATTTGAAGAGCAAAAATCAATGGCAGCTTCTCAAACTGCTATGGCTATAGAGCAAAACAGATCTGATCTTGAAACTAAACGTATGCTAGCAGAAGCTGAAATTAAAAAACAACTAATGATGTTAGAGTTTGATATGAACGTTAAGTTGAAAGATATGGAATTAAAAAACCAACAAAAGCTAGCTAGCAAAAAAGAAGATGGAGCAACAAAAAGAACAGCTATGCAAAGCAAGCAAAAACCATTTGAGTCTAAAGGAAATGATGTATTAAATAAAAGTATAGATATGTCAAGATTTGGGCCTAGATAAAAATTATTAACTATTATTATATTATATTATGGCAAAGAAAAACAAAAAGAAAACAGCTGAAAAAGCTGTTGAAGAAGTAAAAAATAACGACGAGGTAACTAAAGTAAAGTTAGAAGAAACTATAGAAGACTTAATGGACACTGACGTTATAAAAGTAGATTTAAATAACCCACCAAAAAAAGAAGAAGATGCCGTTCAGGAGCAAAGCACAGATGAGATTTCTTTACGCGACGGATCCAAAGCTAGCGAAGAAGTACTCGAAGAAAACATCGAAGCAACAAATGAAGAGCCTGCCGGAGAAAGCAGCACCGAAGTTCAAGATGACACACCCGTTGTTGAAGAAATAACAGAAGAGCAAAGTAAAGAAGCAGAGCAAATAATAGAGCAAGCTGAAGAAGCTATGATTGAAGCCGAGCAAACCGGCGCGCCTTTACCTGAAAAAGTACAAAAGCTCGTAGACTTTATGCAAGAAACTGGTGGTGATATTAATGACTATGTAAAGTTAAATCAAGATTATACTGAAATGGATAATCATACTTTATTACATGAATACTACAAACAAACAAAACCTCATTTATCTAATGAAGAAATAGAGTTTGTTATGGAAGATACTTTTTCGTACGATGAAGAAGTTGACGAAGAAAAAGATATTAAAAGAAAAAAATTAGCCATGAAGGAGCAGGTTGCTTCGGCAAGGCAACACTTGGAAAGTGTAAAATCCAAATATTATGAAGATATTAAAGCTGGAAGTAAACTAACTGAAGATCAACAGAAAGCTATTAATTTCTTCAACAGGTATAACGAGGAATCAGAAGAAGCTCGTTTAATAGGTGAAAAGCAGTCTGAAGTTTTTAGGTCTAAGTCAGATAAAGTTTTCGGTGATAAATTCAAAGGTTTTGAATACAACGTTGGAGACAAAAAATTTAGATTTAACGTTAAAGACAAGCAAAAAGTAAGAGAAACTCAAGGCGACATTAACAACTTCATCAAAAAGTTTTTGACAGAAGACAACTTAATAGAAGACGCAGCGGGTTATCACAAAGGCTTGTTTACAGCAATGAACCCAGACCAAGTGGCTAAACATTTTTACGAACAAGGAAAGGCTGATGCTTTAAAACAAAGTATTGCTAGTTCTAAAAACGTAAATATGAACCCTAGACAATCTCATACTGAGAATATAAACACTAGCGGTTTTAAAGCTAGAGTATTAAACGATGACGGACCTGATTTTAAGTTTAGAATTAAAAATAAAAATAACTAATTTAAAAATTAAAAAAAATGGCAATTACTGCAGGAACTAATTTGAATAGTGTTCCAGCTCCACAAAAGCAAACACTAGAAACAAATTATCTTGACTTCAACCAAGACATGGGTTGGGCTCAACAATATTTACCAGACCTAATGGAGAAAGAAGCTGAAGTTTTCGGACCGAGAACTATTTCAGGTTTCTTATCAAAAATTGGGGCTGAAGAATCTATGCAAGCTGATCAAGTTATTTGGTCAGAGCAAGGTAGATTACACTTATCTTACAAAGGTAAAATCGCTTCATCAGGTACAACAGCAGGTGCAAACCCTGGTACAGCTGCTACATCACAATTAACTATTGAATCTGACATTGATGAAACTACAGGTTTCACAGCTGCTAATCACGGTATTAGAGTTAACGATACTGTTATTGTTGCTAACTCTGATGGTATTTTCAAGTGTTTAGTTGTAACTGTAGCTGGTGTTTTAGTTGACGTAGCTCCTTATGGACAAGCTAACTTAGCTGACAATACTACATCTAAAGGTACAACTATATTAGTTTATGGTTCTGAGTTTTCTAAAGGTGTTAAGTACATGGACGGTGGTACTGCTACTACTCAAAAAGATGGTAGAGGTGCTAATGAGCCAGACTTTAAAACTTTTGCTAATAAGCCGATTATAATGAAAGATTACTACGAGGTATCAGGTTCTGATACAGCTAGAATCGGTTGGGTAGAAGTTACAGGTGAAATGGGTCAATCAGGTTACTTATGGTACTTAAAAGCTGAAGCTGACACAAGAGCTAGATTTACTGACTACATTGAAATGGCAATGATTGAAGGTGAGCTTAACGTTGCTGGTTCTGTAGCTGACGGATCTAATCTTTTACCTGGTTCTAGCACTGGTGCTGGACAAGTAGGTACTGAAGGTTTATTTGCTGCTATCGAAGACAGAGGTAACTTAACTTCAGGTGTAACAGGTGTTAACGCTGCTACTGACTTAGCTGAGTTTGACGCTATACTAGCTGAGTTTGACAAGCAAGGTGCTATCGAAGAAAACATGATGTTTATAAACAGATCTACATCTCTTGCTTTTGACGACATGTTAGCTTCAATGAACTCTTACGGGGCTGGTGGTACTTCTTACGGGGTATTTGATAACTCTGAAGATATGGCATTAAACTTAGGTTTCTCTGGATTTAGAAGAGGTTCTTATGACTTCTACAAGTCTGACTTCAGATACTTAAATGACTTAGCAACTAGAGGTGGTATTAATGCTGCTAACGCTGCTAACGCAATTAGAGGTGTCATTATACCAGCTGGTACATCAACTGTGTATGACCAAATGCTAGGTAAAAACCTTAAGAGACCTTTCTTACATGTTAGATTTAGAGCTTCACAAACTGACAACAGAAGAATGAAGACTTGGGTTACTGGTTCTGTTGGAGCTGCTACATCTGCTTTAGATGCAATGCAAATCCACATGTTAACTGAAAGATGTTTAGTAGTACAAGGTGCTAACAACTTTATGTTAATGAAGTAAACTATTCACATTAAAAGACCGGGGCTTCGGCCTCGGCCTTTTATTTTATTAATTTTATTATATATTATATTATGGCAAAAAAGAAAAAAGTAGAGGTTGAAGAACCTCAAATAGAAGAAACAGTTGTAGAAACTGTAATGGTTGAAGAACCAAAAGTAAGAGAAAGAGTTAAACCTAAAAACGAGTGGGAAATAAAAGATAGAGTTTATTATTTAAAAGGTAGTAAAAAGCCT